GAATTTATTAAAGGCGTATAGAGATGGAGAGTTTGTTAATCTATCTGCCTTATCAACATATCATTCATTTAACAGGGAGAAAAATGTCAAAGAAGTCAAGTATGATCCTAAAAAACCCATTCACATCGGAATGGATTGGAACGTTGATCCATTGTGTTCGGTGCTATGGCAAGAATACAACGACAAGCCAAACATTCGGGTATTCAAAACCTACTCACTTTCCCATCAAGGGCAAGGTGATTTACTCACAGAAAGAATGTGCCAACAAATAAAGCAGGACTATCCAAGCAATACATACTATGCCTATCCTGATGCAACAGGTGCAGCAAGACATTCATCAGCAAGATTTTCAGATATTGATATACTGCGTAGGCATTTTAAGGTAAATGTTAAGCACGTTAATCCATTAGTAGTGAATAGGGTTAATGCAATGAACAATGCGTTGCAAGACAATATGATCATAGACGCATCTTGCACAGATTTAATCAATGATTTAGAGAGAGTTACAAACAAACCTAATACAAGAGAAATTGACAAAAGTGATGGTAGGTACAGCCATTTATCAGACGCTTTGGGATATAGCGTTATATGGAATTACCCTGCTGTGAAACCGAAATTATGGAGTGTAGATAGATGATACCAAAAATACAAGATCTAGTAGATAAGCAATCACAATGGAACGCACAACAACAAGCCAAGAATAATTGGAGAGATAGACGTGAGATGGCGTTGAATTATTACAATGGAAGAACTGAAAGATATACAAAGAAGTATTTTTCAGAAGGATTATCAAAGAAGGTACCTATTGCTAATGTGAATATAACCAAAAGAATTATTGATAGAATATCACTTGTGTATATGGTTGCACCACAAAGGTTATACACAAAGCCTGAAATAACTGATTATTTCTGTGAGAAAGATTTTAAGATGCAGCGATTAGAACGATTTACTAACCTGCTTGATAGTTGTCTGGTTAAAGTTACATTCAGGAATGGGTTATTAGATTATGATATTATACACGATTTTGAGCCAATGTTTGGTGATGATCCTTTGCGTCCTATTGCATATACCTATCCTCTATCTACAAAATCAGAAGTACTTGATACTACTCCTGAACTATTTGCATATTGGGATACGGAGAATACGTTTATATATGACAGGAATGGCAAGATCTATGATGATGAAGATAATCCAGATCATACTAACTTCTATGGTATGCTGCCATTTGTAGAATGTTTCAGGGAGGGCAGACCTGAATATGCTTATTTAGATACTGAACCTGCCAATGATATAATTAAAACGAATACTGTGCTGAATGTCGCAGAAACGAACAAAAGTGCCAACATTCATTTCCAATCTTTTGGATATATCTATGCCAATGGCAGTCAAATAGATAAGAAGGATTTAGAAATAGGACAAGATCAGATATACTATCTAGGTGTAGATGGAACGCTAAATGTAACATCTCCTCCTAATTCAGTTCCTGCACTTACAGATAGCATCAAGGAAAGTTACAAGATGTTGGCACAGAATTATCATTTACCTACATCATTTGCAGATGGATCTACTGCTGAATCAGGAGTAGCATTGCGTTTGCGTAATCAAGAACTATCTGATGACAAGAAATCATCAATAGTTAAATGGAATGATATTGAACATAAATTATTTGATGTAGAACGTCAAATATTAACTACTGAATTGATGATAGATGCAGGTGAATTAGAATCTGTTGATTATGGTGAAACAGCAGACATATTATCAGCACAAGAACAGCGTGATCAATGGGAGTGGGAACTATCAAAGGGTATAATTGATGTTCCAGATATATTGATGCAGATGGACGCAGATAAATTCCCGGAACGTGAAGATGCGTTGGCATACCTTGAAGAACGTGGCAAGACAAATGATGGAACAAAGCAGAAAGAACCGGAAGAAGATAAACCTGCATCACCTTTATTAGAGGCATTGACTAAACCTGTATAATGGCAGATCAAGACTTCATACGTAAGCAAGTACAGCAATTAGCAGATAAAATATCTGATGCACAGGAAGAAATAGTTGGTGCTATTATGGAATTGACATCAGGAAAGTCAAACGCAGAAGCAGTTAAGATAATCAATGATTTAGATATAGATTCAATAGTTAAATTAAAAACATCTGGCGTACTATCTGCCTATACTACTGCACAAACAGATATGCTTCTATCAAAGCAGTTCTTTGGGGATATATCAGAAGATGATTTGAGGGCGTTACTCATAGCATCTGAACAATATCTAGGTGCTAACTTAACAAGTATGGGTGGAGTTATTAGGCAGCAGGTATTAAATGGAATCATCAACAATAAGACAGTAGCAGATATACTTGAAGTAGTAGGGAAGCAGGGATATGGTACAGTAGGGTTGAGCAGGATCATAAGAGATGGAATGAATAATTATAGTAGAGTAGTATCTTCCTTTATGATAGATGAAGCACCTGAAAATACTAAATATGTATATATAGGTCCTGCCGATGAAAAGACAAGAGAGTATTGCTTGAACTTAATGGCTGCCGGAAGTATAACAATTAAGCAGTTAAGAGAAAATGGCTGGACACAAAGCCTTACAGAAGGTGGTGGTACTAATTGCAGACATAATTGGGAGATTGCATCATCAAATGTACGTGATCAGTTCCATAGAGGAGAAGAAGCACAGGAGATATTAGATGCTTGATAGTAAGTTCTTTTTAAAGTACGGACCTGACGTTGTTGCAAAGTTCAGGAAGCATACATTTATGCAAGGCAAAGATGTATATGGCAAACCATTTAAACCATATAGCCAAGAGTATGGTGAAGCAAAAAGAGCCAACTCATTAAAAAGACAAGCATCAGAATTTGCTAATAAAGTATCACCTGTATTGACATCAGATCTTATGCGTGATTTTAAAATGATAGTGAATCCTAGCAAGAAGGGCTTTTCATTTGGTACAGTAGCACACGGTGGAAAAGTCCTATCATTAGAGAAGATGGGCAGGGTTATAACAACAGATGCACAGCCTGTTCCAGATGATATTGCTAAATGGTTTGTTAAAATGGCAAATAAATATGTTGATAAAAAATTAAAGACAGTAATAAAAGATGTAAAGGTAACAAGTCGTGGAAAGAGCAGATAGGGGATAATAACTGAAAAATAAATAAGGTTATTTTTGTGTTTGAAATCACATATCTTATTCCAACTAAAAACTACTCACAAAAGGGGATAAAAATGTCAGAAGAAAATAAAGTTGAAGAAAACAACGTAGAAAATCCTAGCACAGACGCTAGTAAAAATAATGATATTCCATATAGCAGGTTTCAAGAAGTCAATACACAAAAGAAAGAACTTCAAGATCAAGTTGCTAAAATGCAAGAACAATTAAATACGATTGATGCAGAAAACAAATCCAAACGTGAAGAAAGAATGAAGAAGAATGAAGATTATAAAACGCTTTTGGGTGAAAAGGACGCAGAAATAGAAAAATTGTCTGGTTATAAAACACAATGGAATGATTATGAAGCAAGTCGCAGAGATGCGTTACAATCGAAACTGCCAGAGAATAAGCAGAAATTTGCTTCAACTATGAACCTTACAGATTTAGAAGAATTTGTAGATATTGAAACTGCAAACCTTAAAAGAGGTACAGGTATGGATTCATCAAGGGTTGGTGCAAAAGCAGCAAACGCAGGTGAATTCAATGGTTATAGTTCTTATGCTGAATGGGCAGAAAAAGATCCTAATTCCTATGAACAAGCAAACAGGTTGGCTAATTCAGGAATTAAAATAGGTTATGGTAATGAGTAAAGAACAAAAACATAGCAAAATCTTTGGTATTGATTACGATTCAAATAATGATATGGAATTAAAACCAAGACGTGATGGTGATGTTGATGTTAGATACAAGAATGGTAAGATGACTTACGATGAATACATTGATGAAATGGAAGAAAGAGTTACTGACCATTCACAAGGCAAACCTATTAAATCTAATTCTATTGGTTATTTTTCAGGGTTCTCATTTAGCAAGGAAAAAAATAAAAAATAAACAAACCCTACTTGAAGGCGTTGGCAGTTGATAGAGGGTAAAATTAAGAGGTAAATTCAATGACGAATTTAGAAAGATTACAGAACTTTGCGTTGCACGGTGCATACGCTAATATGCCTATGGCAGACGCTATATCAGATACAGGTGCAGGAAGAACAGTAGGTGGTTTAGGCAAAATCATTGGTGATGCTGTTGTTGCATTTAATAAATCAAATGTTATGCTTCCATTGGTAACAGCAAAACAAGCAGTAAAAGGTGCTATTACGGTTCAATTTGTAGATTATACTAAAATTGGATCCGGTGATGTTGGTGCTGCTACTGATGGTAGTGATTATACAACAATGACATCAATCGATACTGCTGCTAAATCTGCAACTGTAAGTGAGCACGTTATTAGAACTGATGTATCAGATCTTGCTGCTATGGGTAGTGCAGAAGATTATACAGGCAATGTTGGTGCTGTATTAGGTAATGCAGTTGCAGCAAAACTTGATGATGATTTGGTTACATTGGGTGAATCATTTAGTCAAACAGAATGTGGTGCAGGTACAGCACTTGCGTTAGATCATTTATTCGGTTCAATGCGACAATTAAGAGCAGCAGGTGCTCCATTCCCTTACAATCTAGTATTATCTCCAAAACAAGTATGGGGAGCAAAAGGATTATCAGGGTTATTGGTTGAAAATTCTTCTGGAACATTAGCAGACAATCCATTGTCAGCAAGTAAATTGACTAATGGTGAAATTGGTAAGGTTGCAGGATTTGATGTTTATTGGTCTGACCAAATAAATGAAAATGTTGGTTCAGGTGGTGATGCAGCAGGTTTTGCTATGTCAAAAGGTGCTATTGGTTGTGCAATAGGACCAGAGGGCTTGATTAGAGTAGAAACTGAAAGAAACGCATCATTTAGAACAACAGAATATATTGCGACAGGGTTCTGGGGTGAGATAGAAATACACGATGGTTTTGGTGTTTATATCTTATCTGATGTTTCATAAATAGATAGTTAATCAATGTGGGTGGTGTTTATTCATCACCCACTATAATTTGGAGTTAAAATGAGTGAAAGATATTTCAAGAAGCCAACAGGAGTAATAATTAAGGTACAACAACAACACGACATTAAGTCGCTAGAAGATAGATTTGAAGAATGTGATGTAAATGGAAATGCTGTTAAAAAAGCAGAAAAGAAAAAAACTTCTAAAAAAGGGAGTAAAAAGTAATGGCAAATAATTATAGTAAATATTCAGTTATAAGGGTAAGTCCTACATTAGATACAGGTGCTTACGCAGATAATGATGTATTTTTTAATTCAACAGAAATCCCAAATGCTGTTATAGGTGATGGGGGTGCTTCTAAATTAATTGGAATAACTATCTTGAATGAAGATGATGTTGCTCACGATATAGATATTATATTTATGCAAAAATCAACTGATTTAGGCACTATTAATGATGCAGTAGGTACTAATAGTAAATGGACCAATGTATTAGCAAAAGCAGCAGGGGTTTTAGGGGTTGTTAGCGTAGATTGGAGTACAGGTACTTCTGATTTTGTTAATAATTTAATATATTCAAGTTCAAATGCAAACCCATCTGGAAAATCAACAACGCTTCCTATTTTATTGCAATCTGAAAGCAATTCTACAAGTGTATTTATGGCAGCAGTAAGTAGAGGTGGCACACCAACAGTAGCAGCAGATGATTATGAGATAATACTGCATATTGAAAAGAAATAAATGGGATTATTAGAACGCATCAAACATCACGAAGGTTTTAGATCCAAAGTGTATAAATGCACAGAAGGATATGATACTATTGGATATGGTTTTGCTATTAAGGATTTAGTCCTTGATGAAGATATAGCAGAAATGATATTGATGCGTAAGTTGGACGATTTAATGAACAGAATACAAACCAAGTTCTATTGGTGGCGTTCAGCAGAAGATGAAGTGAAGAATGTAGTGGTTGAGATGTGCTATCAGTTAGGCGTATCTGGGTTTAGTAAGTTCAAGAAAACTATTGATCATTTAGAGCATAAGCGATATAGTAAAGCATCTGCTGAAATGCTTGATAGTAAATGGGCAAAGCAGACACCAAACAGGGCTATTGAATTATCTAACATAATTAAGAATTTAGAGTAATGCACCTTGAACCCAATCGAATTATTAGATCAGTATGGTTTGCCGATAGCAATATTAATTCCTGTGGGTTATTTTCTTTGGAAGCAACAACATTGGATACAGAATGAATTAATTGAAGATCTGGAAGAACGCTTTAAGCGTTTGGAAATGATTATAATTAAGTTGATAGATCAACAGAAGAAGATGCAGATTGAGTTGCGTGGGATAAAAAGCAAGTATGAAGCATTAGTAGAAATTGTAAATAAACTTATAATTGGAGATAAAAAGAAATGAAGAAATTAACCAACTTTTTAAAAAACTTTGCTATTGATTATGTAATTAAATACTTAACTGATAACAAAGATGAAGTAGTGGCAAAATTGAATAAAGAGATTAATGTTCCTATCTTGAATGAAAAACAAGAGAAAGAATTGTTAGATGCTATCTATGATACTACATTAACAGTAGTTAAAGGCATAAAATAGATGCTTCCTGCAATGATTATCAAGGCAGTCATACCGAAAGTGCTTGATATGGTTTTAAGGCAATTTAAGGGCATTGAAAAGATTGAGAAAATTGTAAGGTATATGGAAGAAGAAAATGATGCTGATAGAGAAATTAAGAAATTGAAAGATGAGATAGCATTGTTGAGGTCCGGACAAGAACAATTAGCAAATGAGATAGATAAAATTAAATGAAGAATCTGCATATAGATAATGAAATAACTAATGATTTGGCTGTTGTTAAATCAGATGGAGTATTAACTGATTTAAGCATATCCAAAGACAAGGTTAGCGTCAGGACGTTGGAAGTTACAAAAGATTTTGATAACAGGAGTGCAGAATACGGATTTGCTACATTGGCTACTGACGGAACACAAGATGCTAATGAGAATAACTTTGGTGATGGATCTACTGTTAAAAATGATACAAGAGCAACTGATGATCCTGTTACTTCTGCCAATATAGGTTGGGATATTACGAATAATGTCTGGGAAGTAAATAGAACAGGTATATATGAAGTGGTTGCAGATGTTGGGGTTTCTATCAATGGCAGTTTTTCAACAACGCTTACTATATATATCAATAGTGCAGCAGATACGTTAGGTACAGCAGTTGCACAGCAAGTTACAGCAGTAAGCACAACTGACGATCCATTGCCTATATCAATACGTTGGTTGGGCAAAGTTAATGCAGGTGAGTTTATAGCACTTACGATAGATGCAGGTTCAAGAACACCAAAGTTTGAAACAGGATCAACATTTAGAATATTGAGGATTAATTAATGTCGTTAAAAGATAAATTAATAAGTGCATCATATAAAGATGTATTACAAGTAGATAATTCAAACAATGGAGTAGGATCATCTTTACTCCCTGTAAAAGATGGCGATGGCAATAGATCAGCAGTAAGTATTTCTGATGACAATGTTTTAATACAGCCTGTAAATGATGATACAAGTACAGCATTAGAAGTCAAAGGTGCAACAGGAACTACGCTGTTGGTAGGAACAGGTGCTGATGCAAGAATGAAGTGGCAAGGGCATCATATTTTAACTCATACGCAAGAATTTAATCTATCATCATATTTAGCATCACCTTCTTCTACTGATACTTGGACAGCAATCACTCCAAGTGGAACTAGACCACAGGCAGGGTTTGAGAACGGAACTGCCAATACATCTTCATTTGGTGATACTGCACCTGCTACTTCATATACAGTTTCAAGTAATGCAGATGACATAGTTAATATGGTATGGATAGTTCCTGCTGATATTACAATACAAAGTTGTAAGGTTTATTATGGAGCAGATACAGCAACAGGAGATGATGCAGTATTTTCATTAAATTCATATAATATTGACATAAGCAATAGCAGCACAGGTGGCGATTTAGCATTAGGAGTTCAGCATTGCGTTTCTCCATCTGTGGTAAGTGCAGCAGGTTATACAACTATGCTATATCAAAACTTAACTGTATCAACAGCAGATGTTAATTCAGGCAGGGCAATAATAGCATATATGGCAATAGATACAAATAATTCAGATTATAGCGTAAAATTTCAACTTAAATACTTTTACAGATAGGAGAGCAATATGTCAAGATATTCAGTAGGAAATGGAGGAAGTCCAAGTGGCAGGATAAGATCATTGAATGGTGCAGCAAGGAAAGAACAGGCATCAGAAGTGGTATCAAAAAGCATTGGATATGTAGCAGAAGGAACGGTATCAACGCAAGTACTTTCAATAAGCAAAACTGCTGCATCAGGAGCAAGTCAAACACAGACAACACCAGATCCTGATAGAATTGAGATAGAAAATACAGGGAATATCCCTGTTGTAGCGTTGATAGGGTATGAAACTTGGGGAAGTGCAACAGCAGATGGTGCTGTACATTATTTGCAGACATTAGTAAATCCGGGAGAAGTTATACAGCCTCCTATGCGTGGTATAATACCAACAGCAGATCACGGAGAAGTATATGATGGAACTATTGTTGATTTTACTACTCCTACAATATATGTTGATAGTGGGCAGTTGATAGATGATGCAGGATTTGAAGCAGCAGACACAGAATTGACGGTAGATACAGGTGCTATGTTCAGGGTTAATGATTTAATTCAAGTTGGTATTAATACTACAACTGCAACAAGAATTGAGATTATGAGAGTAACAGGGATTAGCAGTAATACATTAACGGTAGAAAGAGCATTATTTGGAACGTCAGCAGCAGATAAAGATGCACAGACAGATGCTACAAGTGGTGCAGTAAATAATGCCAAAGTGTATTTTCCATTCTTTAATGAATATCACGATCACGACCAATATACAGTTCCACAAACTGATGCAGGTGGAAGATTTAAGGCAAAAAATCTATATGGCTATGGACGTACAACAGGTGCAACTACTTATGGGATTACTCCGGGAAGTTTAGTTTTAAAGTATTACAATGCAGGGTATCAAAATATCACAGATGATGGGGATCTAAATTTGAGTACCAATTCTGGACTTACAGCAGGTACAACATACTATTTATCTGTTAGTATTGATGGAGGAACAACTGACAAGATAACATTTACAGTTGATAGTTCTAATGTTTCATTTGGTGGCGTAAATGGGATTGTTTCTAAATTGCAAGACGCTATTGATGCTTTGTATTATAATCCTGCAAAGAATGGATATAAGAAAAAAGCAGTTGTATCAATAGTCAATGGTAATTTAAGAGTTACAAGTGGTCAAAGAACTGCTGCATCTGCAATATCAATAACAACTAATACTGATGGTACTTCCGGAACAGATGAATTGTTTGACGGAACAAATACAATAGGTAGATTTCCTGCTAATATACCAAGTGCAGTTGCTGCATCACTTCCAGATGATGTTATTTATGATGGGATCACATATAGTTCTAGTCCTAATGTGAGTGCGTTCTGCTATGATGATGGTAAGGGCAATATTAGAGGCAAATGTAGTGGCACAATAAATTATGAAACAGGTGAGATAGATATAAAGTCAGGACCTGCAAATGCACAATTCCAAATATCAGTTGTGCATAGTAGTCCATTTTCAGGGAAAAGAGATGCAACAGAAGCAGCAAGAGCAAACTCACTTGTATCAGTATATGCTAATGTGCAAAACAAGAAAATGAATGGGAAATTAGACGTGAGGGTTTATTAATGGCAACTAATTTTAAATACGCAAGTCAATCTGATTTAAAGAATTACTTTAACTCTTTTGGAAACTACGATCAGAAAACACAGATATATCCTACATTAACATCAGGGAATTTACATCTATTTAGAGATTGTGGGTATGTTGATACATTGTTTGTTAATGGTGAAGAACTAGCAGCAGCACAATCAACAAGTGGTGCAGTTGATTCAAATGGAGAGTGGTTTTATGCTTCTGCAACAAACCAATTAGAATATTATAATAGTAATTATTCATCTACTACTATCAATGAGCAGATATTTGAAGCAGGTGTAGATTTTTCAACATTCATTGATCAACAATTAGTAAATGCTTCAATGGAGTTAAATAACCTGTTAGATGCTAGATTCCAGATGCCATTGCCTAAATCAACGCAAATTAAAGAAGGTGCAGCAAGTGCATTATCACCTGAATATGATCCTGTGATTATAAAATGTACTTCTTATATTGCAGCAGCCAATTTAATTAGATCCAAAGATGCTATGTCAGAAGAAGCACAATTCTATATGGATATGGTTACTAATGCAGAAGGAACAGGTTTAGTTGATAAGATAAACGCTGGACATATTAAATTATCATTTGAGATAGATAATAAAGATAGTCAGGGATCTATTAGAGAAATAACAAATACAGGTAGTATGTATCTGGTTGAAACAGCAGGTGAGTTCTACGGTGGAGAAAATGGTTATGATCTACTGCGTATCACTTGTACAACAGCAGGTGTGTATGGTGTTGCTAAATGTAAAGTAGAATATTATGGTTCAGATAAATTATTTGGACAAGAGGCAACAAATTTAATTGTTAGTGGTGGTTTAGATGATTGGGAAGGGTTGAGTGGTTTGAAGGTAAGATTTCAAGGCAATAGTATGGCAGAAGATGATCAATGGGAAATTGAAGTATATAATGAAGGTATGGAAGAAACTAATACAGTAGTAAGAAACATAAGTTTGCATAGATAATGGCAGTTACATACGATAAAATAGCATATGATGAAATAGAGTTAGCATTAAGATCTATAATATCAAAAGAGTTCCAGAACGTATATATTGGTAGCAATTTCAAGATGATGGGAACTGAATGTATAAGGATAGAATTGATTAGTTCATCATTGTTATTGCAGACAGGTGCATTAGAGCAAAGGGAGTACGCTTTAAACGTGAGATATTATCATAAAGCAGATACAAGTCAAGAATTGACAAATAAGGCTGTAAAAGGCAAAATTGATAGATTAAGGAAACATTTATTAGACAATCAAGTCAGTACATCTAATAATTGGGCAGAATTAAAAGTAGAAGAAATTACATATAGTGTAGATGATGAAGAAAATGAAGATCAGGACAATTTGCATATTGCAGAATATGAATTGTCTATTGTTCATAACAACGTATATACATAGGGAGTTTGTATGGAATATAAAGCAAATAAAAAATATTTTGAATTAGGAGAAAAAAAAGATTTCCGTTCAATAGGTGGATTTACAAAGCACGGATTATTAGTGGCAGGTTATAATATCAATTTAGGCAAAGTGCCAAAAGGTATGGAAGGCTGTCTTGATGATGTAAATGCAAAAACAAAAAAGAAAAAGAAGAAGGAGAGTAAATAATGGCATTAGAAACTCAAACAATATCAAGTGCAGAAATAAAACCTTTATTTTCATTTGATTTAGACGCAGCACAAGAACTAGGAACTGCACACGCACACGCAGCAGATGATTTCTTTGATTTCCAAATATTATCTTATACTATGCCTTATGATAGTTCTACATTAGAAGTAGCACCTAATAGAGTTGGGCATTATGGACAAATAGAAACACAAGGAAGGCATCGTAGAGATTTAAATACTTGGAATATGGACGTTTCATTTCTAGGTAGTCCAAATGCAATAAAGGCACATTGCTTATGGTTGTTTGGTGATGGTGATGGAACAGCAGCATTGACACCTGCAATAGGTATTGGTAATGGAACAGCAGGTGATATGCAAATGAAACACGGAGCAGCATCAAATAATCATTGTACTGCTGTGCTTACAAATGGTGGAACAGATGCTACTGACGATGATCTGACAATCAGGGGGTTATTACCTGTATCTACAACATTCAAACAGGACGTGGGAGCAAACGCAGGGCAAATGACAATAGATACTTCATTTTTCACGGCATACGCACCAACGGAGGGAGCAAGTAGTGTTGCTGCTGATACTGTTGATACAGGAACTCCACATAGTATTTTTAACATAAATACAGGTAGTGTAGCAGGTGCAATCAGTTTAGGTGGGCAAGATTTAATGCCACTATCTTGGGAAATAACCGTATCAAGAACTCTTGAAAGAGTTGGATCACAAGATTATACTAATTATCTTCCATACGCTTATGCACAAACAGGTGCTTGGGAAGTAACAGGTTCTATAACGGTAAAAGCAGATGACAATACTTATGATTTAATTGCTAATTTAAAAGGTAATTCAGCAGGTATCAATCTATCAATAGATGAAGCAAGTAATTTTGCTATTGATTTACCAGATGTTATGATTGATGCAGCAACCCTTGATAATGGTGGTACTAATTTAACACACACAATACCATTCAGGGCATTTGCAGCAAATACAACAGGCAATATATT